TCTGATGGAACGCTGATTGCGCAGCAGATTCCAGGCATTATGAAATCAGGTTCATACCTAACGTCATCGATGAACTCCAGGATCCGATGCCTTATGGCTGAGATCATTGGAGCTCCATGGTGCGTAGCCATGGGCGATGATTCGGTTGAGGGATATGTAGAAGACGCCAAACACAAGTATGCCTGCCTCGGCCACACGTGTAAGGAGTACGAACTTTGCCCGATCGATTATGATGGGCTCTTGGAAAGCGTTGAGTTTTGCTCTCACCATATGACCAATGGAGGAGCATATTTGCTCACGTGGCCTAAGACCCTGTACAGGTACCTCAGCACCAAAACTCCCCTCTTTGCTGACTTGCAAGCTGAGTTGGGGACTTCTCCCAAATGGCCTCTTATTCATAAGTATTTGCAGTCAGTGCAACTGGCTCCACTGACAAAATTTATTGAGTAAGATGGCACCCAGACAACAACCCCGCGGCAATGCCGCGAAGAAGCCTAAAACCCGCCGTGCTACACGCGCTGGACAGCCTCGCCAGCAGTCTGCTATGCAGTCTGTTCGCGCTGCTCCAGTAGCTCGGAGTTTTAGAGCCCCAGTGGCAGGACCCAGAACAACTACAGGTAGACGTGGAGGAACTAGCATAACTACGGTTTGCAATGAAGAGCCTATGGCTTTCCTTACTTCCTCCGCCACAGCCAATACAGAAGTGGTTGGAGCGATTCCGCTTTCAGCCGCATCCTCCTTCCTTCCCTGGCTCCAACAGATTGGAGCTAACTATGGCCGCTACCGCTTCCGGTCGTTGCACTGCTGGTATGAACCAGTCTGTGCTTCTACGACCCCCGGGCAAGTTACCTTGGTCATGGTGTTCGATGAGAACGATGCTGATCCAGCTTCTATTACAAGCACCAATATCTTGCAAACCGAGGGCAACCGGAAGTCATCCGTTTGGGACCGAACGAACCTTGTTTCGTACGATCCTAACCGTGCGCAGTTCCGATGGTACGTCGTGAAGAACAATCCCGCGCCTACCACGATAGCTAATATTTCCGTTCCTGCATGGCTGCTCTATTCGATCTTTTCCTCCCAACAATCAGTCGGACTAGGACGTTTGATGTGTAGATATGAAGTGGAGTTCGACTCCGCTATCGCTCCAGCAATGCAAGGGTAGAGCCCGCGTGCTAATTCCGCCGCTCGCCTGAAACATCGAACCGCTCCTTTGGACGGAGTGTTGCAAAGAACAAAT